ATTTACTTACAAATCCATCAATAGTATATGTTTCTCCAATTTCTGTACTATCAAAGAAATCTATTCTTTTTTTAATACACCATACTGCAAAGTCAATAGCAAATTCATCTTTTTCTTTTTGCTCTTGTTTTTTTCTATATCCACTATCTTCGTATTGTAATGTTGTCATAAGTTTACTTGTATTTTCATTGTTGCACAACTCATTTTGTGATTATCATTTTCTAAATTGCAATATTTACATTTACCATTAGGGTAAAACATTTCACAATTATCTGCATCACCTTCCCTATTGAATATTCCATACGATTGCCAATATTCTGATGCTGGTGCTGTAAACCTATAACAGTATTTTTTTGAAGGGCATAAACTATCATTACATTTTGCTATATCTGCCATAATTAAAATTTTATATCTATTATTATTAATGCTATTGCTATTGATATTTCATTTTTACCAATTACAATTCCTAAACTAAATCTATCTGTGTAGTTTGTTTCTATTCTCATCTTATTAAAGTTTTATGTTTCTATTCATTTTATATAATGCTTGTAATCTTTCTACAATTATTTGCCATTGTTCTGTACCTTCTGTTTCTATTAGTAGTTGTTGTATGTTGTTTACTATGTTGTAATTGTTTCTTGGTTTTTGTAAGTTAGTAATTGTTTCTTGCAAGTTTGATACTTCATCATTTAGTTTCATTACATCTATTTGTAGACTTTGTATTAATTCATCTTTAGTCATATCTAATATATCTGGTGTTGCATAATTTAATCTTTGCATTATTTGTTTCCTAAATAGTTTTAGTGTTGGATTAAACTGCTCAAACATATCATAGTTCTTTAATGAATGTAATACTGTTGCGTGGTCTTTTCCTACTGAAGCACCAATAGCTTTTAATGTTTTATTTTTATCTATTTGCTTTAATACTTTATAATAGATTGCTCTTGCTTCTATTGTTTCTCTTTTGCGTGTAACTTCATTTATATCTACACCTGTTATTTCTTGTATTGCTTTTTTTAGTTCTAATGTTATTTGCGTTTCCATCTAATTTTTATTTTTTGTTTTTTAGTTTCTTTTGTTAATTCTGTTAGTACATTAAATAATACTATTTCTAATGCTAAATGTATTCCCTGGCATTCTTCATATAATTCTTCAGCTTCATATTCTTTTAATATAAATCTTATTTGTTCAATAGTCATTCCTTGTTCTATTTCATATAAAGTAATATTATAGTGTTCTGTTGCTTTATCATTCATTAGAATAATGTTTCCTGTTGTTTAGATATTAATGTTTTTGCAAATCCAAATTCTTCTATTTCAGAAAATTTTTGATATTCATTATCAATCCAGTTAGTAGCAAGTTTATGAAAGTTCTTTTTAATTTCAAATCCAAATGCTTTTCTTTTTAATTCTTGTCCTGCAATTAATGTACTTCCACTTCCTGCACAAGGGTCAATAACAACATCACCTTCATCAGTAAATATTTTAATTAAAGTTTTTAATAATTCAACTGGTTTTTGTGTTGGGTGTATCTTTTCACTTTCATTATCTCTTGGCCAGTCAATACAATTAAATATCATTTTACCATTGTTATTAAATTTTGGCAATCTATCTCTATATAAAATTAAACCATATTCACAATTACCTACAACTTTCATATTTGCTTTTAAAACTTGTGCTGAAAAGTTTTTTCTAAATACTAAATTTATATAATTATTTAAACCATATCTTTTAGCTAATTCAATTAAATACATTTGCTGGTCAAAAGCACAAAATATAATCATACAAGGTGCATTACTTTTTTGTCTTGCTTCACCTTCTACTTTTGTTTTCTTTATTTCTTGCTTTAACATAGTTGAACAAAAGTGCATAAACTCTGCTGGTCTAAAATCTTCATCAGTATCAAAGAAACTTTTACCAGCTAATTCACTTTCACCATTTGAATTATCTCCATCTTTGTACCAAGCTGGATTACTTGCATAAGCATTGTTTCCTAAATTATATGGTATATCTGCTATAATTAATTGTGCTTTAGGAATAGCATAAGTTTTATAGTTCTGAAAATGGTTATTAAATATTTCTGCTTTTTTCATTTTGTTTTTATTTTTTATTTGTTAAAGTATTCCTCTTAAAACATATTGGTTTAAATCCATATCTTCTTCACCAAAGAAATATTTATAGTTAGATATTGCTTGTTCTAACTTTGCTTCACCTTTAGCGTAAAATTCATCACTACATTCAAATATTGCTATATCTAAACTACCTTTGTCTATTGCAACAAAAAGAAAGTCATCAACTCCAAACATCTTTTTATATAAATATGCTTGTAAATCGTAGCTATATTTATCTGCACTATATCTAAAGTCTTTAACACCTGTTGTAGTTTTTAAATCTATAATCATATTTGGCTTTAATATATCTGCTTTTGCTCTAAATGGAATACCATCAATCATTTCAATAGCTGGTATTTCTGTTTGCGATTTACTCATTAAAGAAACTACTTCATTGTTTTTTAATAATGCATCAGTTAATCTTTCAGCATCATTGTATTCTTTTCTTGTGTATACTTCTAAACCTTGTTCTTTTGCAAGTTTGTATTCTTTTCCAGCTTTAGTTGCTACATCTACAATTACTAAATCATTTAGCTTATGTGGTTCTAATATCATTGTGTGGAATAGTTTACCATCTCTTAATGCTTGGCTTTCATCAGAACCATATTGTGTAACATATTTATATGTTTTAGGTGAAGATATAAGCATTTTTGCTGATGAACTGCTTAAAGCATTTTTACCTAAATATCCATAATAGAAACTATCATCATACATATTGTCTAATAGTTCTTGTTTATCCCATTGTTTGTTGTCAAAAGTTGTTATCATATTATCTAATTTTAATGTTGTTTAATAAATCATAAGTGTTATCCATATCTAATACTTCTCTGATTTGTTGTGCATAATTATCTGATGCATTCCATTCGTTAATTAAATCATTTTTAATTTTATTTATTAATGTAATGTGGAATGTATTATATTCACTTGTTGTTTTTAAAAGCAAATCTAAATCTTCTATAATTTCTGTTTTCATATTAAATTACGTTTAAAAGGATTAATGACCCAGTGAAAAATACAACCCATAATAATAATGCTAATGCAAATTCTTTAAATAATGTTTTCATAATTTTTGTTTTTTAAATTGTTAATTGTTTAGCAAATATAAACAAGTTATTAATATAAAAGTGTTAATGAAATGTTAAAGTTTTATCTTGTCCCAAATATTCATTAAATATGGGACGAAAAAAGGATAGCTGTTAAACTATCCCTTATTTGCAAATCGCAATTTGTGTTGTATTGCTCTTATCTTATCATTTATCTTTTCATCATTTAAACCTTTTAAATATAATGCTTCCCTTTTCTTTAATAGATTTGTTAAAATAAATTGTAATTGTAAAGTTTCAAACTTTATTTGTTCTGTTCTATCCATTGTTCTTGTTCTTTTCTTAAATGTTGTAATTCTCTTTCTAAATAATCTATTGCTTTTTCCAAATCTTTTATATGCGTTCCTTTGTGTTTTGCTCTTGCTACATATTTAATTACGTTACCTTCATTAAAGTTTAAATCATAGTCTTTGATAAAGTCTATAACATCGTATTCTTTTTTATTGTCGTAGTGTCTTGGTATCATAATTCTATTTTCGTGTATTGTTTTATATTTATCCATTTGTAAATCTTTTAGCGTGAAACTTATATAACTCCATTGTTTTTTTTAATCCTTCATATTCTGTAAATTCTGCATTTACATTATTTTCTTTGTAATAAAATATTTCATTGTAGTTACTGATTTTATATTTTATAATATTATACCTATTTGCAGTTTTTGCTGGTTTAATAACATAAGCTAAATCATTTTTCCAACATAAACGCATAGCATTTACTTCATCAGGTTTAGGTAGAAACTTTTCCTCTTTAACTTTCGCCATTAGTTACATTCTTTTTAAATATTGATTTTAATAATGCTGGATGCCAACCTTGTGATAAACAAATATCATAAAGTATTTTACCTAAATCATCAATATTAATATCATCAAAAGTTTCTATTGTTGATGTTTTACCATAAGATGTATATTTTATTTCCATTAGTCTATTCTTAAAAATTCAGCATTACCATTTTCCATAAACCATTCTTTATTTTCTTTGTACTTATCTACTACTGCATCAATCATAACTATTTCATCTATTGTTGATGTTTGTAATTTAGTTATAATGCTTTCTATTGACCTTAAAATGTTTGTAGTCATTTCTGGGTCTGTTTTATAAACTTTTGTATATTCTTCAAACACTATCTGTTCAAGTTCTTTGTTTAACCTATTAATTAAATTCTTAATTGTTTGTCTATACTGTGTTGTAAATATTAAACTTTCATTTGCTTCTAATAAAAGTTGTGCTAATAATACAGATTTTAAATACTCTAATTGTATTGGGTTGTCTTTCATAATTGTTTTGCTTTTGTTATTTCTAAATATGTTACTTCTTTATCTATTTTTTCTCTATTGTTAAAATATGTAGTTGCTGGATTTTTATTGTTTATTTCCCAAATTGGCTTAATCAAATGTAGATTAAAACTATAAATTCCTTTTGGTGTTGAATTAATATAAACTGGTATATCTAAATGCTTTTCGCATTCTTGTATCATAGCATCATATTTAACTTTTTCTAATAACAAAGTTTTATAATGCACTTGCCTACATTTTAACTCAATCCTATGTGAAGTTAATGGACTGTAACAATCCCATCTACTCATTTGATTTTTTGCTTTAACTAAATCTGGATAAACATTTTCCACTAAATAGTTAAATAAATCAATTTCTTTCCAGTTATTCATTTATTTCATAGGTATCATAAACTTTGCGTAAATCAGATAAAATAGTCCTCCAGCAACTTGAACAATTACTATTATCTAACTTTTCATTAAATACATTTAAGTAAATATCTTTAATTGTGTATTGCTGTTTAGGTGTTAATTGATTTGTTCTATTGTCATATAATACTTTTAAAAATAAATATTCATCTTCTTTTAAGCAATTAACGTTTCTTCTGTATGAAATTAAATTGTTTAGTTTTGCTTTACGTTCATCACAACCACAATCTATTCCTGTTACTTTGCTAAATAATTCAACTGCTGCTT